AACTGCTGCCACTACGCCCGCCGTCATCGCGGCAATCGCCAGCGTAACCGGATTCATCAGTGCCACCAGCGGCGCCAGCCAGCCGGCGAGTTTGATCGCCACCAGCCCGATCAGCACGGTTTTCCAGCCGCCGATAGCTTGCGCGATCTGGTTGATGCTGCTGGCGGTGGCTTTGATTTCGTCAATTTTCTGCTTCCAGGGCGTATTCCTGATCGCGTCGCCGAGCCATTGCACCGCCTCGGCGAGCTTGGTCGAAATCGGCTGGCGGTATTGCGCTATCAACCGCGCCAGATTTTCCAGCATCGGCGCCAGTACCGGCGCCAGCGTCGAACCGATGCTCACGGTCAGCCCTTGCGCCGACAGGTTCAGCTCGGCGAAGGATTGCCGCAGCGTATTGGCGCGATCCGCATCGGCATCGCTCACGTCGAGATATTGCTTTGCCACCTCATTGTATCGTTTCATGCCGTCACGGCCGAGCCGCAGCCAGGGCAGCATGTCGGCCGCCGCGCCGCCGAAAAATGTCGTGGCGACCCGCATCTGATTGAATGGATTGCGTAACGCCTTGACCTTATCGGCGAGGTCATACAGCACTTCGGTGGTATTGCGCGCTGCCCCGGTGAGGTTGTTGCGCAACGCCACGCCGAGCGTATTCGCCATCACCACCGCTTCGGGGGCGCGGCCGCCAATGGCGTTGTAAATCGTTTCGCCGAGCGATTGGAAACCGCTGGTGGCGCTGCCCGCCGAGGTGCCCGCCAGTTCCGCCGCGCCCTGCAGATTGGCCAATTGTGACGGCAGCAACCCCAGGCGGCGGCTAGTGAACAGCAATTGCGAGCCGAAATCGGCAAAGCCCTGCGTCAGCCGTAGCAGCCCGGCCATCGAAGCGGTGCCGGTGAGCACGCCGAGCGTGCCGAGGAAACTGGCAACCGCGCGCGCCGCGCTCAGTATCGTGCTTTCGATGCGCCGGATGCCGTTGGCGAGCGCGGTGAGGCCGGATAACTGACCGAACCGTGTCAGCGATCGCGACATGGCGATCGCCGGCCGCTGCAGCGCGTATAGCCGCTTGTTTATCGCATCGATTTGCTTGGTGGCACGATCGACAGCGGTAATCCAGATCGATGCGCCGCCTGTCACTCTACCGGACATTGCGCGCCGCCTTCACTTCTTTGGCAATCATCGCGTTGGCGTGATAGCACCAGTAGACCAGATCCGAACCCGATAGGGTTTCCGCCCAGCCGGGATCAGCAAAGAACCGGCCGAGTTGCGCGGTCAGATCTTTCCAGTTCCAAGGCCAGCTTCGATAAAATTTTGCAGATAGGCCGCCGCCTCGTTGAAATCGCTGATGCGGATCTGTTCGATGACCGGCACCGGCCAGCCCGACACCATGGAAATCAGATGCGTGTTCATCAGCCGCAAGCCTTCATTCGATAGATTGTTGCGCATCTGGCCTTCGGCCTTGCGTACTTCGCCGGACATCGGCTCGCGCAACACCAGCATATCGAACGTGCCGCCCTTGAAGCTGATCGGCGGTCGGATGATGATGGTTTTCGTGGTATCCGGCGCCTGCACCATCTGCATGTCATCCGCCATCAGACAACTCCTTCCACCACGTAGCCGTTCTCGAATTTCACCGTGAACGTCGCCGTCTGTGTCTCCACCTCGCTCAATTCGGTACACCACATATTCGCGCCGGAAATCGTCTTGCCGTTCGCCTGCATGACGATGCAGGTAATGCTGCCGCCCTGATTCATCAGATCACCGACCGAGGCGCCGGCCCGGTCACGCAATTTCGCGGTAATCCAGCATTGTGTTGGCATTTCCGAATAGCCTTCCACCGCCGTCTGGCCTTTCAGCGTCTCGCGCGCGACGGTGCTCGCCTGCCACGCCAGATCGCTTACCACGTCCCAGGCATCACCATTGAGCGTCATGGTGGCAATACCGGCCAACAGGCCGCCAGTTGTCCCGCTCATAGCAACGGACTCCTATTTTCAGGGCTGCGTAAACGCAATCGACATGGCAATCGCGATGAGCTGCCCGCCGAGCTGCACCGGTAGCAGCATCTTCACCACGCCGCCGCCGGCATTCTGTGCCACTGCGTTGGATGCGAAGGCTTGCGGATTTTGCACCAGCCCGGCCGGCACGCCAGGAATGCCCACCGTGGCGAGCGCGGTGTATTGCGCCACTACCGAATACAGGATGGTCTGGCTCGTCACCATGTTGGACCCTGGTGGGATACGCGAGCCATCCGCCACCAGCTTGCTCTGATTGAAATTCGCGCCCAGCATGGTTTCCACGGTGCGAATATAGGTCATGAGCTGGAACGGCACGTTGACATTCAGATATGAATTATCGGGCTGACCGGCCGCGTTGAACTGATAGGTGGTGATGGCACGCTGCACGCTCACCACGCCAGAATTATCCACCCGATAGGTGGACATGCCGGTATTCAGCAGCACCTCATCGATGGCGAACGTATCGCGATACATCGGCGGCGGCGCCATGACGTTGAGCACCACGCCTTGCGTGAGGCCGCCGAGCGGAATGGTGGGATCGTTGCGCAGGCTCACCGCCGCGGCGGCGGTGTAATCCACCGCCCAATGCCAGTCAGGCGACGGGCTGCCCTGCGCGCCGATCGCCGAGGTGTGCTGATCATTGCGCAGCGCACTCCATGTCGTGCGGGCGCCCACCGTGCCGCCGTAGGCGGTGAATGCGCCGCCGAAAAGCTGCACGCTCCAATTCCAGGTGCCCGCCTGGTCGCCCAGATAGCCCTGCAGGGCGCTTAGCGAGGTGGCATCGGCATACGGGCAGCAAATGAAATCGTACGGCTGCACGGGCAGCCCAGCCAGCGCGTTGGCAATCGTCGGGCCCGTGGTACCGCCGCTCATCGGCGTGATGCTGGCGGTGACGCCAGGCACGTTCGTGGTGCCAAAATGGCCTTGCCCGGCGGCGGTGCCGAGCACCGAAAGCATGATGGTACCGGTGTTCGCGATCGGCCCGGCATTGCGCGCGGTGAGCGTCACCGCGCCGCCCGACGCCGCCGCCGTGTAGGGCAGCGGATTGCCGCCCGGCGTCGCATAGGCGGCGATGGCGGCGGCGGTATTCGTCGCGATTGCCGCAGCGGTGTCGCCGTTGCTCACGCTCACCGGCACATAATTCGCGTCGATGTAGAGCGGTAGCACCGCATTCGCCGTGGCGGTGCCGGTAAAGCCGATGCCGCCGGTAGCCGGATCGGCGCCGGTCGCATCAGCCAGCGGCAACATCCACAATTCGCCGACAGGATCGAGCCCGCGATACCGCTCCACCGCGATCGCCGCCATCGATCCGACGCCGTAGCTCGTCTGCGCCTCGCCGATGCCGGCCGAGAGTACCGCGACGCCGGGCGGTGCCGTGCCGGTCGAGAGGGTTTGTGCCAGGATTAGGCTGCGTTGCGGCACCGTCGCCGTGTTGGCGTTCGCGGCATTGATCGCTGCAAAAACCCCCGGCACCCGGTTGCTGGCGGGATAGCCCGGAATATAGATGGAATTCGCCGTGCCCGACATGGCTCAGCCCTCCGCTTTCTTCGGCGGCTCGATTTCGAGCACATCGCCATCACGCTTGAGCCGCAGCCAGTACGAAGTGGGCGGCACTTCGGCACCGGTCTGCGGCAAAAATGTTTTGGTTCCAGGCCGCATGATTTTCAGCAATTGGCCCGGCCGCTTAGGGTCAGGCCCCGGCATCACGAACATGGCCGCAGACTCCTATGGTTTGACCGGCACATCGAATTGCAATTCCGCAGTACCGGGGGCGACGGTGATCGTGCCACGTATATCGACCAGCGGCGCATACGGAAGCTGCCATCCGTCGATTTCGGTGACTAGCGTGTCGAGCCCGAAAGTGAACTGGTAGAAGAACCGTGCCCGGTCGAACGCGCCATCGGCGGGAAATTCGGCCCCGACATAATAGATGCCGCGGGCCTCGCGGTTTGTCGCTGGGTTGGCCGGATCGAAATCCGGCCGCCAGTTGAGGATGGCGCGAAACAGCCCGGCGCGCACCGTGTCGAGATAGGCGGCACATGCCTGGCCACGCCGATCGGCGATATCCAGCGTGCCGCCGATATTCATCGTATCGAGCACGGCAATCACCGCGATACGCTCATGGATGATCTGCCACAGCCCGTTCGCGCTGGTGTTTTCCTCGGCTTCCTCCGGCAGATGCAGGACATAGGCGGCGGGCAGCGGCAACCAAACCTGATCGCGCACGCCGCTGGCATAATTCGCCGCGCCGGCCACGTTGTTGGCGAAGATCGGGCAGAGCGCGCGGATCTGCGCAATCACCGTGTCGATATTCACAGCTTGCTCGAACCCCGAACGAATTTGAGATCGAGCGCGACCGATTCGTGAATGCGCTTGGTGATGGAGACGCGGCGGGCATCGAGCGCGCGCGACAGCGACGGCCGCGGCGCCAACCGGATGGCGGTGCCAACCTTGATCTTCTTGCCGCGCACCTTGCGGTATGGCTTGCGATAGGGCGAGTTGCGGCCGTGCTCCAAGATCCAGGCATAGCGCCGCTTTTCGCGCACCTCCACGCCCATGCCGTCGCGGTACACCCGAATGAACACGTTGTCGGCGAGCTTGCCGGTGGGCGCGGCCGGCGCCTCTCCCGGCGCCGAGGCGCGATACCGCTTCGGGCCACCGCGTTCCTTGCTGAGATAGTAGATTCGGCCGGTTTTCGGGCCGGTGCGGATGAGCCGACGGGTAATGCGCGCCAGCTCGCCGCCGGCCGCGCGCATGGCGGCGCGCGTGCGCTTTTTCTCCCATTTCAGCTCCGGCACCAGTACGACGATCCGCCACGCCATCACCATCAGTCGCGCACCTCCAATTCCGCTTCGATTTCGAGGAATCGCTTGCGGCCGTTCAACTCTTTGACCCGGCGGATGCGGAATACGTCGGCGCGCGTACTGCCATCGGGCCGCTGCGTCACGCGGATGATGACGTGGCGCATGTCGAGCCAATCGAGCCAGCGCAGCCAGATCATGTGCGTCACCGGCCGATCCGTCTGCGCCGCGCCGTAGAATGTTTGCGGATACAGATCCTCGATCTTGGCGTGAACCTTCACGCCGTTGATCAGGGTTTCATCGATGCTCGCATAATCGTCCGGCAATTGCTGGCGCAGTGCCAGCGTCACCAGATACCGCATCTCATTGATCGGAACGGTTCTAGGTGCTGCCACCGCCGAAACTCACTCGCCGGTACATCGCCAGCAACATGCGCGCGGTGGCTGGCGGCTCGCCCGGCACGTCGCCGCGGTTTTCGTACATCGCCGACAGCAGCATCAGTATGCCGGCGATGATGGCGCCCGGCACCGCCGAGCCGTCTGCTCCATAGCCGGCGGTGAAGGTGATCGCCAGATGATCGCTGGACGGCGGCGCCGCGCCCGGCGTGAACTGGATGCGGCCGAAATTCAGATCCGCCTGATATTGATCGGCGGCAATCACCACGTCAGGGCTGCCCCACACGCCATAGCTGATCGCGTCCACCGATTGCACGGGGGCGCGCGGCAATTCGGTGGGATAATTCATCGCGTCCGGCCACGGATACCACAGCGGATAGATCGCCACCGGGAACGGCAACGCCAGATACGGAAACGCCCCGGTGAATGGCTGCGGCTGAATCACGTACTGCAATTGCTGCGTGATCAGCGTGCGGCCGAGATATTCTTCCGCCCAATTGCGTGCCGCGGTCAGATAGGTCGCAATCAGGGTGTCATCGTCATTGTTATCGACACGCAGATGCGCCTTGGCCGTGGCGAGCGTCACCGGTTCGACGGCTGGTGGCGTCACCACGGTCAAGGCCGAATAGATCGGCACTATTTCGGCCCGCTGCCATGCGCCATCGGCACGCCCTCATTGCTGGCTTCCGATATGTCAAGGCCAGCGGCGGCCGGATCGGCCGGAGCCTGCTGGGGGCCAAAGACGTGGTTGCCATCGGTGGAGAAACGCAGGCCAGGCGAGTGCGACAAGCCGCGGCCCGGTACCGCCAGCGGCTCGCCGCCGCGCCTGAAACCGGGCTTGGTCATGCCTTCGGCCGGCGTGGTGATCTGCAGGCTTTTCTTATCTTCCTCGGTTTCGGTCATGGCTCGCTCCTATTTTCGCACCATCGGCGGATCGGACACCATCGCGGCGCGGTCATGCACGATCACCGCGACGCCGCGGCGTACAAGTTGTTCCGCCTCGCGTGGTGAAAAGCCGGCTTCCTGGCCGCGCATGTAGGCGGTGGCACCCACCGTCTGCCATCGCTTGAAGCGCACGGTTTTCTGATCGTGCGGTGCCTCGGCGTTCGCCAGCGACGTGTTGGGAATGACCGGTGCCGGCGGCGCAGGTGCGGCGCCCATGGGCGGCACGATGCCGCCCGATAGGCTGGGATTGCTCGGATTTGCCATTTAGACTTCTTCCTATGCACGTTCCTATGCACGGCCCGGCAGCGTGCCGCCGGGGCCAACGTAGGCGATATTCGCTGGATTGTTCGAGCCGGTGGGCGGGATGCCCCAGGTGCTCGGCGCCGCCGAGCCATCGCCGGAAGCCGCCTGCACGTAGTACGCGGCGCCCGCGGTGCCGACATAGCCAGCCGGTGCCCAGCCCGGCAGCACTGCCACGGCAACGCTCGCCTGATGCCGCAAATTGAAGTCGTGTTCTTCAATGATCCGGAATACCGTCTGGTCGCGCGTGAACGTGCTCACCGAATTGCCGGTATTATCCTTGTAGCTTGCCACATCGCTGGCATCGATGACGATGTTGTAGGTTTCCGCCAGGATCACATCGGCAAAATCCACCAGGAACAGATAGGTGCCGTTATTGACCGGGCTGCCGGTGGTGCCGGTGTTGATATTGGTCGGCAATTGCTGCGTCGTGACCATGGGATAGCCCATGAATTTGCCGGTTTCGAGTTCCGCCTTGAACACGAAATTGCCTACGTCATCGCGCAACTGCTTAAGGAATGCTTCGACAACCGGCGAGGTGATCCAGTACGGCCGGATCATGCGCGACATATTCATGCGCAGCGTGACGATCATCGCGGTAACGACGTTGACCACGGCAGTCAGAATTACCGAATTGACCGCGCCGGACACAAACGGCAACACGGTCAACTGATTGGATGGCGGACACAGATTGAACAATCCGATGGTCTGGCCAAGCGAACCGTCACCGAGCTGAAACGCCAGATCCTCGCGCCGTGCTACGGTCTGCGTCAAATCATCCCGCACCAATGCTTCCACGCCAATTGGCGCGCGCCTGATAAGATCGTTGCTAACCGGCACCAGCGCAGTAAGTTTCTTCGCATTTAACTGCAGATCGTCGAAACTCTCCTGGCTCATCACGATATCATCGAGTTCGCCCTGGTAGCCTGCGGTGGCACCTCCTTGCAGGCGCGGAATGGTCATGTT